GCGAAGTATGAGGGCATGGGATACGCCCAGATTCAGAAACCGAAACTTTATGCGAGCTGTCGGCAGGAGAACATGGACAGGCTTTTTGATTTCCTTAAAGAGCAGAAGCGTGAGGATCTTATCAAGACAACTGTCATGCCGCAGACCCTTTCGAGTTTCACGAAAGAGTGCATAGAGGGAGGGGTCGAGGTTCCGGAGTTCATTAGTTATTACTTAAAACCAACAATCAGGCTTTACGCCTGAAAAACGAAGGAGGCATGACATGAGTCAGGAAATCGTAAAGACGCAAGAAGGTTCTCTAATGCAGGCGGATAAAGAACAGAGAGGTTTTGAATCCGGCGTTGATCAGCAGGACTTGATCATCCCGAGAGCCAAGCTCATTCAGGCGTTATCGCCTGAGATGCAGGAAGGATTGCCCGGGATAAAGATCGGGGCGATCATTAACTCGCTCACGAAAGAGGCGTTACCGGAGGAGTTTATTCCCATATTCTCCTTCAAGAATTACATTCGTTTTAACCCAAGAAGCAAGGACGATCCGAATTTCGACTCTGACTTTGAGCCGGGAGCGATTATCTGGCGGTCAGCGGACCCGAGCGATCCGCAGGTTTTGGCGCAGACGAAGTTCGGGCCTAACGGCGAGAAGCCGATAGCGACAACGTTCCTTAATTTCTTCTCGTATTTCCCGGGTGTGCCGATGCCGGTGATCGTCAGTTTCGCAAAGACGAGTTATCGCACCGGGAAACAGTTATTGTCGCTTGGCAAGTTCCGTGGCGGGGATATGTTTTCCCGCAAGTACCGATTGACCTCGCAGATGGAGTCAAACGATATCGGGACATACGCTGTCTTGCGTGTTGCGCCTGTGGGTGACGCCGCACCGGAGGATTTCGCCGTGTGCGAGAGGTTGTGGAAAGACTTCGCCGCTAAAGCGAAGGATATTCAGGTTCACGTTGAGGATACCACGGAGGAAGAAAGACCATATTAAAGAGGATAAGGGGTGGGGACGTTTTGTCCTCACCCCTGTTTTTATAGGAGTGTTTTATGACAATACCGGAACAGTTACGTGATAACCGGTATGGTTTCCTCAAACTCCGTGGTCAGACAAAAATACCGCTTGAGACAGGATGGCAGAAGAAACCGTACCGTTTTACAGATATTGAAACGTGGTTTAACACCGGCAATAATTACGGTGTGATGGGCGGCGAGGGTGAGCTGATCATTCTTGACGCTGATCAGAAGCGCATTAGCGAGATCGCCGAGGCGGATTTACCCAAGACATTCACGGTAAGGACGCCGAAGTGCGGGCATCATTATTATTTTTTATGCGCAGAGATCACACGCAAGGTTGTCCTTAATAAAGACAAAGATCATTTTGGCGAGATTATCTCAAGCGGCGCTCAGGTTGTCGGGTGCGGGTCGATTCATCCGGACACAAAGACAGCGTATGAGCTGTTTCGTGATTTAGGGATAACACGCATCAGCCGAGAGGAGATATTCGCACCACTGGCTGAGTTCTTGGTTGATGACAAGCAGTTGTATGACGGCATTAAACCGGAAGATTTGGATATCATGACCGTTCTTCAAAAGAACGGAATTGAGTTAAAAAAACTATCCGGTCAGTATGCCTGCGCTCATCCTATTCATGGATCAAAGACAGGGATGAATCTCGTGGTTCATCCGCAGAAAAACGTCTGGAAATGTTTCCGGTGTAATTCAGGCGGTGGCACGCTTCTTCTTATCGCCGTGCTTGAGGGGATCATTGAGTGCCAAGAGGCGAAGTCCGGTGTTTTGCGTGGTGATTTGTTCAAACGGGTCATAAAGGTCGCTGAGGAGAAGTACGGATTCAAAATTAAGAAACAAATCGGCATCGCTGTCCCCGCAGGGTTGTGGAATGACGAGTGGAACGCCAAGCGGCTGGTCGATCGGCACGCCGGTTTAATCAGAAATTGCGATCATCTTGGCGGCTGGCATATATGGAATGACAAGGCGTGGGTTGTTGATGAGATTCATTCGATAACCACTCTCGCTCGGGAAACAGTGGCGACATTTCATGAATATTTGCACGACATGGATGAGGACGGGCAACAGGCGTTCATTAAGCATATCCGCTCATCGGGTAACGAGACGAAATTAAAAGCGATGGCGAATGTCGCCCGAAGCTGGCCGAAGATGTCAGTTCGTTCTGATGATTTTGACGCTGATCCGTATTTGCTTAATTGCCAGAACGGGGTTGTTCAATTAAAGACCGGGAAGCTGATTCCTCATAGCCCGGATCTTCTTTTAACGAAGATCTGCAACACCCATTACGATTCCAGCGCAAAGTGCCCTGAGTGGATTAAGTTTTTAAACACGATTTTTCAGGGTAATGAAAATCTCATCACGTTTATTCAGAAAGCTGTTGGGTACGGGCTAACGGGAGATGTTTCACAACAGATATTCTTTATTCTTCACGGTGACGGGGCGAATGGTAAGTCAACTTTCGTTGAGACGTTTTATAAGATTCTCGGCAGTTACGCCGCAATAACGCCTACCTCAACATTAATAGCGAAGCGGGGCAATGAAATACCCAATGACGTTGCCCGGCTCAAAGGCGCACGGTTCATTATCTCATCGGAGCTTGAGCGTTCAAAACTTCTTGATGAAGCCTTGGTCAAGCGGTTCACAAGCGAAGAGCCGATATCAGCTCGATTCTTGCGGCAGGAGTTTTTCGAGTTTAAGCCCACCGGCAAGATATTCCTTTCAACAAATTACAAACCCACGATCAGAGGCACGGATGACGGCATCTGGCGGCGCATTCGCTTGATTCCGTTTGACCATAAATTTGAGGGGGAACATCGGATTGAGAACTTTGGGGATAAATTCTTACTTCCAGAGTTGCCCGGGATATTGGCGTGGGCGGTCAGAGGTTTCTTGCGTATGCAGGAAGAAGGCATGAAGCCGCCGGATATTGTTATGAGCGCAACGCAGGAATACAAATCAGCGGAAGATGGCGTGGGAGCGTTTTTGGATGAGTTCTGCGAGCTTGATGAATGGGCGGAGGTTTCGGTTTCCGATCTGTATGCGGCTTTTAAGGAAAACTCGGATTTTTACATGAAAAAGAAGGAGTTCAACGATTACTTGGAGAAGCACGGATACAAGAAGGAAAGGCGAACAGCTGGCGAACAGAAGGGCAGGTTTTTCTGGAAAGGCATCAGGGTGAGCGGTTGCGAGGGGGGCGAAAATGGCAGACCGTACTAAATTGCTTCACTCGGGCGAGTTTTGTCACTGCCATAAGTCGTTGATTTATAAGCGGTTTCTAATTTTGGTTAGTGATGGAGTGAAGCTGGTGAAGCATTTTGCCATAACTCGTGTAGAAAACATCTTTTATATATGCGTATAAGCAATTTAGGGAAAAACCCTTCACTTGCTTCACTGCTTCACTGGAGTTGTTATGGATAAATCATCTGTTTTGGGACGGCTGGGACGCTTTACGCAGACTCACGCACGAAAGAATTTTGAACTTCCTCAAGGGGAAGGTAATTGCGTAGATAGAGGGAGTACGCATGTATCCGTCCCAAGCGTCCCAACAATAGTGTTAGACAAGCATGAGGAATTCAAACGCCTATATAAGAAGTTTGTTGATGGCTCACGCTGGTTGAATCAGAAGATTCAGGATGGGACAGCCCGGGAAAAGGACAAAGAGGAATTCAATAAGAGGGTAGTCGAGCCTATGGACGCTTTATGGGCGACGTTTACCGATGAGGAGAAGGACTACTGGGGCAAGGTTAAGTACGCCGTGGATTTGTTTGAAGGAACAATTGTTCTGGAAGACGAGGAGAAGAAAAGAAAACAAGCTGAAGAACGAAGCAAGAGGAAGAAAAGCAGATGGAGAAATTATTCCCGATCATATTAATCGTTTTAGATTTCGCCGCAGGTGTTGTGTATGCCTGTGGCGGGGATGTGCGGCACGCAGTTTATTGGATGGCCGCTGGAGTGCTGACCATATGCGTTACGTTTTAGGTGAGGTTTTTATGTTTGAGGCAAAAGAATGGAACAAAAGATTGCTTAGGCTTATTGATCGCTGGAATAGATCAAATAAAGGCAGTCCGTGGGATAAGAAACTCGATGCTCTTGTGACCGGCTGGAATATTTGGCATTACCAAATCATTGGTCAAAAGCCGACTCTTTTTACTCATCCCAAAAGATATTTTCATTGGAGCAGTCGACTTTCCGTTGTGAACAGACATTGGAATTATCAGGTCACCATGACGGGGTGGAAAAGGCGTTGTGATTATATCAGAAGAACATGGGCAGATGCTGGTAAACAGATAAAGGAGGGATAGGAAAATGATAGAAGCGGATATTAAAAACACTCGGGTAGGAATGAATGACTTGCGATCGATGTTAAGTAAACAGAGCTATCAATGTGCGTTGACTGGTAGAGAGTTAACGCCAGAGAACTGTTCGATCGATCACGTTATTCCTTTATGCAAGGGAGGAATTCATTCGATCGAGAATGCCCAATTGGTTGTTACCGAAGCCAATCATGCTAAAGGCAATTTAACGGAAGAAGAATTTCTGCAATTGTGCAGAGATGTTGTCGCTTATGCAGATAAAAGACGCATGTAGGAGTTGACTGTTTAAAGGTACTAGGAAGGGTGGTTTGGCCGAGGGTCGGGCGAGGCGCATTTTGTGAGTGATAGAAAATTTTGAAATGCGTGTCAGTGTCAGTGAGGTCAAAACAAGGCGGGAAAAATGGTCACAAAAGGCTCAAAAAGGCGCATTTCATGGGGGAATACGCTTAGGAATGGGCAAATAAGGAGGAATTTCGATGGCAAACATTAATGTTAATCCTGACATTTGCGATGTCAGTGTGTCAGAGCTGAAACCGGCTCCGTATAACCCGAGAGAGATTTCGGACGAGGCTTTGGCGGGGCTTCGGCAGTCGCTTGAGCGGTTCGGGATGGTGGATCTCTTGGTGGTGAACCGACGCAACATGAGAATCATCTCAGGGCATCAGCGATACAAGATTTTGCAGGAAGCGGGCGTTGAGAAAGTCACGGTCATCATGGTTGATGTGGATGAGATAGCCGAAATGGCTATGAACGTCACGCTTAACTCTCAAGAAATCACCGGGCAGTGGACAGCGGCGATCATTCCGCTTCTTGAGAAATTGCGCACGGAGAATGGGGACGCATATCTTGCTTTGCGTATGCAGGAGCTTAGGGATCAGGTGCGGGAGTTTGAGCAGGAGAATAAAGGTATTGGCGAAACATTGCCGGATGATCTTCCCGAACCGCCGAAGGAGCTTATCACCAAACCCGGGGACTTATGGATTCTCGGGGATCACCGGTTGTTGTGCGGTGACAGCACTAAAGAAGAAGATGTCGCCCGGCTAATGGACGGACAGCAGGCGGATTTGCTTGCGACAGACCCGCCGTATTGCGTTGATTATACCGGCAAGGATAGACCAAACGGCGGCCGGGATTGGTCGAATGTTTATCACGAGGTTGATATCCCGGACGCATCGGCGTTCATGAGAAGTTTTTATTCTGTCGCTTTGAAATTTATCAAACCTCACACGGCGTTGTATCTCTGGCACGCATCAAAACGCAGAAGCGAGATTGAGTGCGTATGTCAGGAATTAAATATTCTCATTCACCAGCAGATTATTTGGGTGAAGCCGTGCGTGATTTTGACCTACTCGTTTTATTCATGGCGGCATGAACCGTGTCTTTTGATGTGGGTCAAAGGGCAGAAGCCACCGTATCGACCGAAGGACAAATCTATCGGAAGTGTTTGGTCGATTGACTTCGTGCGCTCAGGTGATCCGACCACACCGGAATATCACACCGATCTTTGGGAGCTTGATTGGGAGGGTAAGAAGCGGGGAAGCTCTATCGCTGAGCATCCCACGGTTAAGCCGACGGAAGTGTTCGCCATACCCATGCGTGTGCATACGCAAGTTGGGGATATTTGTTTTGAGCCGTTTTGCGGATCGGGTTCTCAGATCATAGCCGCCGAGAGGGTCAATCGCAGGTGCTTTGCCATGGAGCTTGAACCGTTCTTTGTGGACGTGGCGGTTAAACGCTGGGAAGAATTTACCGGCAAGAAAGCGGTGAGAGCGTAATGGAAGAAGTGAAGCCGAAACAGAACTTGGCGGATATCGCCCGGAAGAAACGCTACTTGCACTTGATTGAGAAACTGCATAGCGGCACGCCGTTAACGAAGCCGGAGATTAAAGAGCTTGAGGAGTTTGAAAAAGAGCCGGAGGCGCCGACTGTCGTTAAGAGCGCAGAGGAAGTGGCGCAGTTCATGGACGTGTCGGAGCGCACAGTTTATCGCTGGCGCAATGAAGGTATGCCGGTCACGAAAGATGGTTACTACGATCTTGAGCGGATCAGGGTTTGGTTTGAGGAAAGAGAAAAGACGGGTGATGGAGAGGGCAAGGCTTACTGGGAAGAAAAGATCAGGAAGTATAAAGCGACGCTTCTTGAGATTGAGTTGAAGAAGGCTCAGGGCGAGCTTGTCTCAAGCGAGGAGGTCGAGCGTGGGCGCATTTCAAGAATCATCGCTGTTAAGAGGGCATTCTTGGCGTTACCAACACGGCTTGCGCCGGTTCTTTCTATGCAAGAGCCGAGAGAAATTGAAGTCATTCTTTATGAGGCGATATCAGAAATTATTGATGAATTCGCAGGGGTTGTAAATGAGAACATTGAAACAGGACAGACAAATTTGGACGCAGGCGGAACTGCAGGCGTGGAAGCGTCCGGCGAAGATAACAGTTAGCCAGTGGGCTGATCAATATCGTTATCTTAATCCGGTCACGTCAGCCGAACCGGGCAGGTGGAAAACTATCCGCACGCCGTATCTACAGGGTGTCATGGACGCTTTCACGGATCCGTATGTCGAGGAGATTACGGTCATGGCGGCGTCTCAGGTCGGCAAGACCGAGGGCATGTTTAACATGCTGGGATACGTTATTGATCAGGATCCGGGCCCCACGCTGGTGGTGTTACCGAGAGAAAACGACGCAAAGAGTGTTTCTTATAACCGTGTGCTTCCCATGATTCACGGCTCGCCAGTTCTACGTAACCGCATGCCGGTTAACGCTGACGATATGACAAAGCTGGAATACCGTTTTGACAGGATGATTCTGTTTTTCGCTGGGTCGAACAGCCCGGCGGATCTTGCATCAAGACCGATTCGCTATTTGTTTTTAGATGAGATTGATAAATATCCGAGGTTCTCAGGGCGTGAGGCTGATCCGATTAAGTTGGCGACAGAGCG